AGTCACACCATCGGCAACCAGTTTACGCGCTGCATCATTGTAGAGCGAATTGACCGCACCTTCAGCCGCTGCACGCGCCGCGTTGTAGGTGTCCTCGAAGTAAGGTGATCTCTCTCCGTCGCTGTTCTTGACGGCCATGACGGCAGCAAACTCCGACACAGCGTCATAACGTTCGTCCTCTACGCTCAGCAGATTGGACTGGCTCACCACCTTGGCCTTCTCCTCCAACGTCAGTCGTTTTGGGGCCATCAACTGCAGCGCCTCTTCTTCTGGTATTTTCTGTTCACGTGTCAAATCGGCGAACACATTGCGCTGAATTGTTTTATACGTGTGGGAGTCCAGCTTCCCAGCCTCCATATAGTGTTTGGTGAGAAACTCTCCGTAGCCGAGAGTTTGTTCGCGTTGATCGGTGATCTGATTGGTTTCAGACCATTCAGTGATGGAGGGCAGCTCAGACATAGCTAAGTCAGTTGGGGTATGTATTGGTGGGGGTGTCTAACGGCGTCGGAAGCCGGAGCCAATCTCTAGCTCCGCCTCAGACGGGATGGGATTATATACGTTTGCGCGTTGGCTCAGGATGTCGCCGTGCTCGCGATAGAGGAGTGCGTGATCATCCTCATACATGTCGTCGAGCGTGTCGAAGTCTTTGCCTGTCAACTGCTGCATCTCGCGGAGCAGCTTATCGTAGGCTTGCGTCTTGAGTCGTAGGTCTTCAGGGGCGGCATTCGCAATCACCGCTTCCAGTGCGGAAGGGTTAGTCTTCAACATGCTGAGATCGAACTTTTCGTTGGTTTTGGTAGTGAACAGGCTTGGAGACTTGCGATACTCCATCATGTCAGCATAGGTTTCACTGAGTCGCGTATGCTCTTTCTTAGCCGCCTCCGCCTCTTTCTCAGCAGTTACCACCTGCCCTAACTGCTTAGCGGCGTCCTGCGGGTTCATAAGACCGCGAGACACCTGATCAGCAGCCTCAAAGTTTCCAGCCCGAATCAGGATGTCGGCCATCCGATCTTGCTGACGCTGCTTCGCGGCGCGGTCACTGGCGATGGATTGGCCATACAGTTGCATGGTGGTACGCCCCACCGCGCTCTTCATAACCTGTGGATTGTCTGAAGCGAACTGCAGGAGCGCGGATTGTTGGTCTGTCGGATCGTCGAAGGCACGCAAGGTGTCGTCCAAGGCGCTTAAAGATTGTGCGGCCTCCGCTTCGGCGATTGCGTTTTCTTTGTCTTGCTGGAACTTAAACTGCATTGCCTCCAACTGCTGCGCTTGGATCTCACGGCGCGTTTCGTAGTCCTGCATCATGGCGGACTTGCGCAGATCGTCCTGAGCTTCACCTAGTAGCTTGAGCGATTGCTGCTCCAGTGGGGCGATGTTCTTGAGGTAGTCCGTGTTGAGTGCCCGCACGTCCTGTGCTCGCACATTGGTCACTGGAAAGAACTGCGAGCGCAGCGGGGCGATATCGGCCTGATATGAAAATTCTGCCATGTTATGAAAGAGGGGTAGGGTTAGATGCCCTGACGTTCGCGCTCGCGTTGAATCTGGCCACGCCGCAATCCAATCAAGTCCTGCGTCAGACCTTGCATCTGGCGTAGCTGATCTTGCTGTTGCATTTGCTGGGCAGCTTCGCGGCCGCGTTGAGCTTCGGATTTGATCGCGGAGCCTTCACCAAGTCGCTGCATTTCCGCCCCCATTGCCATTTGCTCCGAGGCTCTGGAATAGCCTTGCTTACGGAGGCGGCGTGCGGCGCGGCGCATATCGCCGGACTGTGACCCTAAACGACGTGGGGCGGCGCGTAACGCAGAACCGGAACCTAATTCATAGTCAGGTGATTGCACTGCAGCTTGAGTGCCGAGGCCGGAACCGTATTGACGCTGCATTTGCACATCTTCCGTAGCGCGCACGCGTTGGAGATCAGAGTTAATAGAAGGGGCCTTGGCAAGTGCGCCAGTAGTCGAAGCGGCTGGAGCAGTAGGGTTCAGGACAGACGCCGCAGATTTGAAAAAGTCCTTATTGGCAGCGCGTTGTTCGGGAGTAGCTGACGCATAGGCGTCGGACGCCTGCTTCCGGAGACCATCCAACCGCTGGGCTCGATCAGATTCAGAAATGTCTGTGAGTCCTTTTACGGCTTGTGCATCTCCCAATAGCTCGCGAATATCCGACACTGGCGAAGGAGCACCTAATCTAGCAACGGCATCGGATTCGGCGGCTGGTGCTGCCGCAGCGGGTTGTGCGGTGGGTGCGTTGGGTGCGTTGGCGGCTCTAGCGGCCTCTGCTTCTCGACGTAGATCCGACGGCAGTTTCCCCGTTTTGCTATAGGTGTCGTAACCTTTCTGCGCCTGTTGCTCGAAGTTAGCATACATGTCACGCAGAGACGTGGTCGAACCGAACTGCTTGTTTAGATCGTTATACTGGTCGACGAGTCCTCGGCTGTAGTCATCCAGTGCCTTTTGGTCTGCCCCCTCTTTTTTACGGGCTTGGCCGACTCGTTTGATCTGTGTGTAGATATCTCGTGCGTTTTGTAGATATGCGTCTTGGTTGGTGTTCGGCGCGGCCATAGGTAAGAGGAGGGTCGGCTCAAAGATTACTACGTCGCTAATGTAAAGTCAACAACTGAGACCAAAGGTATTCGGCTGGCAAGCGTGTGTTACTTTAGCATGAGTATTTTCAAAATCAAAAAGTCCCCGCCAAAATCATATGTTACATTAGAACGTTCTAAAGTAACATATACTCTGAGCAAAGACTTTTTGGTTTTGCAAATACTCATGCTAAAGTAACACGCATTTTGTTTACTCCGGAAGTAGCTGAGCGTTAGGGTTTTGTAGCGCTCCACGCAAATCCCGATGGGAAACCGGACGCCGGAATCCGGAATCCGGAGTCTCTTTCGGGGGGTCGACCGCCACCAAGCCCAGCCGCTGGCGAGCGCAATCCAGCGCCAAGAACGCGGCGTCAGCCAAGTCAGGTGACCTACCAAAGCGTGCTTTGAACTCTGGTTTGGGTTCCACTTTCATTTTCAGGGTTCCGGATTTCAGCATGTCATAGTTGCGGGCGCACATCTCCTGTGCGAGTTCCGCGTCGATGCCATAGAGCTGACGGGTGCGCATCAGTTCTTTGCCGATGAACCACAGCTCCGACACGCGGTTGGTATATAGCTCTTCCGCCGTCAGCTTGGAGTTCATAGACACTCGTTTGTCAGAGGGCTTGCCACCGAAGGACACACGCAAAAAGTCCGTCGACTCCCATTCACCAGCCAGCACGTCACAGAACGGCGCACCTGCACCCGTCGAGTCAACCGCCACGTTTTCAGAGCGAATGCCCAGCCGCTTACAGTGGTCGATAATCTGGTGCACAATCTGATAGGTGCGCGGCACAGCTTTATTTGTAGCGTCGTCATTGAGGTGCAGCGTCTCTTTGAACTGCGCCACGTATTGTCCGTTGGCCGTGTAGCCCACTTCGGCTACGGCCATAATCGTGCGGTCGCCGCCGTTGGTGAAGGCAGGGTCAATGCCCGCTACCAGTGTGGGTTTCGCGGCCCACTCGACACGCTTCATCGCCCCGCTCTTGGTCAGCTCAGACTCGCTATAGACGCCAGTGGTCTCGTCACTGTCGAAGAAGACGGCGCGCACCATTCGCATGTAGCCCCGCGACTCCGGCCCCAACAGCGCCTTATCCTCCTCAATCTTGGCCTGTGTTGGCAGGAACGGATAAAGGGGTTCGTCGTAATCCAGATTGGGGCTGCGCTCGCCGTCGAGTCGGATGTAACGCCCGCCCCACTTGGTGTCCCAATGGTCTGCCGTCTGTAAGTCAATAGAGTCCCAACCCTTTTTCGGCTCCGACCAGACACCAAACGCGTCGAAACGTGACGCGGGGTTGGACATGCCGATCAGCTGGAAATACGGGTTAGCCGACAAGTTGGACAGACCCGCCTGCACAATGGCTTCGGACAGTTCCGCCAGCTCGTCCCCAATCATAATGACTCGCTTCTGTTTGATACCGATGAACTTGCCGATGGCTTCCCGTGTCTTCGACTTCTCCGCCGCGATCAGCGATAAACCCGCCCGCTCGATGAGCGTGCCATTGGCGTTGACATAGGCGATGTTGCCGATGGAATCCCGAATCTTGCACGGGCTCATCTCTTCGATGTTGGACATCAGCCCGATCACCGAACCCCAAATCCGTTTACGGGCTTCCCGTAGGGTGGTGCTGGTCATTAAGACCAAAGTGTCCTGCGGCTGCGAGAGCCAGTTCACGATCCCCCACGCCGCCATCGTATGGGACTTACCCGAACTCTTCGAGCCACCGACGGCGAGATACTTGTTCTTAATGGCTTCGCGCACCATCAGCTCTGCCCACGGATGCCGCACCATGAGCGGTTCTGGTAGATCCGGATTCTTGTTCCAGAGAATATCACAGATGCGCCAGAAGTAATACTCCCGTGCGATGGTCTTGGTGTGGTGAGCAAACCCGTAGAGAAGGGCGGTCAACAAATTTGTTGGTGGGATCAACATACCCCCCACGTCCATCTTCTTGAGTTTCTCGTCTAATCTTGGTTCTAATACACGCTTGCGCTGGTCGGCATCGGATGTCATAATGTCCAGACATAATACCAGCCTTCTCATGGCATACAATAGTAAATCAGTAATGAATAACCCGATGGCGCTCAAGGCCGTGCGCCTCTACCTCAAGGACTACTCCAACGGGGCGATCGCTAGAGAACTCAATGTGCACTCCACTACCGTCGGTAACTGGTTGCGAGCGTTGGAAGCCCCGAAGCGAGCAGTAGGAGGACGTGCCACTTACGTCAAACCGACGATCACACCCATGATGCAGGAGATGCTGGACGCCGCGGCCGCCGAAGAGGAGGCAACTGCGGAACCTGTCGCTGATCCCATGGCTGCGGAGTTGGAGACCAACTTGGAGAATATGGCCCACAACGCGGCTGTGCAGGCTCGCCATGAGGCCTCCTTGCAAGAGGACAAGGAGATGATGGAAGTCGCTGAAGCTCAGTCCAGTGCAGCGGAAAAGTATCAGTCCTACATCGCGGCCGCCGGAATTAAACTGGTGCGCGACAGTATGCGCGGTATCCGTGGCCCGAAGACAGTCAGAGAACTCAGTGAGCTGGATCAGCTAATCCGCCGCAACCTTGGCCTGAACGCCAAAGGAGGTAGCGGGGGTAGTGGCACCATGCAGATTGACATCTCGATCCTCAACAACACCAAAGCGGATTCCGGTAAAGGATCGCTGGCGCATATGAAGGAGAAGCCTATCATCGACGCGGAAGTGTTGGAGAAAAAAGATGAGAACAAAAATTGACTATCGGAACTAAATTGCTAAGAACGGTTATGTTTCGCGACCGAATCCCTGAACCCTGCCCGACGGTAATCGTCAAAGTTGGGCGTGCGCCCAAGGAGTCTTTCTCCACAAAACAGCTTGACATCCCCTGTTACAGGGTGTTCCCTCGATGCTATCGCGAAGTCCTCTTTCTGCAGTCGCTGACCAACGGGTATTCCGTTTTTGCGCCAGCCGATGGCGACGGAGTCATCGTAAAGCACACATATCTTCCACCGCTTTAACTTATGGGACGAAAGAAACTCGATGACGGGCTTGACCCGTCGCTCAGTCGCCAACGACGCTACCAGATCCGGAAGCGGCGCGAAGGTAAATGTCAACAATGCGGCGCGACGCCCCTGTTCACGAAAGATCACTGTGAGCGGTGTGTTGACAAGCGACGCAAAGCTGCCCGCAAAAAGGCGGGCTGCCAGCCATGGGTCAAAGGCGGTCGTGGTCGCCCACCCGTGGAGCACTTGATGCACCCCAACGATGCCCCTACTCATGAACCCTCCTAAAGATATGCGCTTGAGAGCACGCTCCGGCAAAGGAGACATGCCCCGCCCCAC